GTGATGACATGGGCCAATCGTGATAGTAATCTACAATGTTGTTTGCAACTAGAATAGTCCAGTGTAACTCTGCATCACCATAATACTTGTATGCAATAATTTCTGGTGCCTCTCCATCCTGTACATCATAGTAATCATACTCCATGACGGCGTTCCTTGCAGATGAACTAATCTTCACTCTGCGAAAGATGTCTTTCATTAGTGTATACTTGTTATTACCTTTTGCATCGTAAACAATCTCTGGGAACATAGAAAAATATGACATTTAGAAACCCTCTGCAATTTTTTCTCTGGTGATAACTTCCAGTTCTTTGAATGACAACTCAATAGAAGTTTCAACAGGGGGAGCACCATCACCATGTACACCACCACTTGTTGGTCTGAAGAACTGTGTACGTTCTCCACCATATGTGACGTTACATGATTCAAGAACACAAGTTGAAATCCTGTTCAAGAATTTGTTTCTCTTGCCAGGGTTATAATAATACTCAATATCAAATGTTGCTGGTACGATGAATGTTCTGGATTGAGTGGCCGCACTGTCAAATGATGGTGCCATGTAGAACCTAAACATATTGACAATCTTATCGACTGCAATCGCCTCTGCCTCTGACTTGGGCATCATCTTGAAACTGAAACTGAATGACCTTCTATCAACACCCTCAAATACCATCTCCATACGGTTGTTTGTAACCTTACCTCTCGCAATGTCAATCGCCGCCTTGGCGCCTGGCGCTGCAATGTCAAGTGCCTTCTTACCTGCCTCGGCCAAATTCTCTTTCATTGTTGGTGATGCGTTTGCAAAAACAGATTCCATTGTACCAAAGAAACCTGTACCATCTTGGTATCCTTTATACGCTGCAAGTGCAGTCGCAACTGCGGCGCCAATTTCTACTTCACCATACTTTGAGTTCTGTGATGCACTAACCGTTGCGGGCATATACATACAAATTGAACTTTGCAATCTTTTGGTGGGCGCACGTTTGATTGATGCAGTTGATGTACCACCACTTAACTGTTCACCACTTGGTGCAAATGTTGGACTTTTACCTTGGAAGTTCACCTGTGCATTTTGTTGTTCGTTGATGTAAAACTGCACATAGTGGCCTTGGTCATTTGACCCTAAGTCTTCTGGGTAGATGACGGTTTCACCTTTGAAGGGATTGTTTGCAAGGGTGTTGTACACATTCGTTTGAAATGTACCACCAATGTTATTGGGAATACCTCTTCCCAAAGGACTGACTAAACCGCCCAGTGCATTGTTAATTCTGTTCGTTGCCCTGTTAATTGCAACATTTTTGATTTCGTTTAAGAATCCACGCATCGTTATAAATATCCTTGTATATTATTTATTTAGGTGTAACATCATGGCATACCGTGGAAGATATAGTCCATCCAACCCCAAAAAGTATAAAGGCGACCCATCTAATATTATTTATCGTAGTTTGTGGGAGCGAAAGTTCATGGTTTATTGTGACATGAATGACAGAATTATAGAATGGGGTTCTGAAGAGTTTTTCATTCCATATCGTTCACCCATTGATGGTAAGATACACCGTTACTTTCCAGACTTCTATGTAAAGGTCAAAACCAAAGAAAACAAAGTCAAGAAGTGGGTAGTAGAAGTCAAACCGAAAGTGCAAACAAAACCCCCTAAAACACCAAAACGCAAAACCAAGAAATACATCAATGAGGTGCGTACATATGCAATCAATGAGGCCAAGTGGATGAATGCGACAGAGTGGTGTAAGGACAGGAATATGGAGTTTATCATCCTCACAGAAGTTGAATTGATGATATAAATAGAAGTATGGCAGAAGAAAGTTACTTTGACAGGATATCGAAACAGATAAAGACGGGCAACGAACCGTTTAAATGGTATCGAAATCGTATTAAGGAATTGGGTACACCTAGTGTGCCTGAACTGTTGCGTAGTGGTGATTTAAATAGAACGCCTGCGTTTGGTTCATTGAATATGTTTGTGTATTCTCCTAAGTTGAGAAATAAACTACCATACTATGACACGTTCCCATTGGTACTACCATTGAAAAGATATAGTAATGGTTTCCTTGGTCTTAACTTTCACTATCTACCATATGCATTAAGAGCGAGATTACTTGATGCGGCTGGTGGTGATAATCTAAGTATCAGTGCGATTGAAAATAACCGATTGACTCGTCCATGTCTGAAAAGATATTTGTATGGGTTTACAAAGTCGGCCTTTCGCAAGATACCAGATGATGACAACCTTACTGCAATTATGTTACCAGTACAACGGTTTAAGAAAGCGTCTGCGACTGAAGTATGGTCAGATTCTAGGAAGATGATTTAATGGCAAAATTCAATTTTGGTAATGTCCTTGGTGGTGCAGTGTTTGGTGGGTTGAATGCAATCCTTTCACACAATGCATCCAGAGATGGATATTCAAAGGCAAATCGTTATGAGGTGGTGATTGGTTTACCGTCTGGTAGTAACAATCCAGAGGCAGGTGATTCTGCACAATCTGGTAACTTGTTATCACAACTACATGGTGAAACTGCAAGACGTATTTCGTTTCGTTGTGACAGTATTTCCATGCCAGGCAGAAACCTTCGTACTCAAATGAATGGTAACATTTATGGCCCACCACATGAGATGGTACAGGGTCAAACATTTGCAGAGGTTGCCGCAACATTCTACATGGGGTCTGACATGGCCGAAAGATATTTCTTTGAGGAATGGCAGAAGGTCACATACAATCCAGACACATATAACATCAACTATTATAAAGAGTATGTTGGTGCAGTTGAGATTTATGCACTCAACGAAAAAGATGAGAGAACAATGGGTGTCCGTCTTGAAGAGGCGTTCCCCAAAACTATTGATGCAATACCATTTGGTCATGCATCAAGTAACACGATAAATAAGTGTAGTGTTTCGTTTGCGTATCGTTATTGGAGAAATATTGCAACCGAACCACAAAAGGCAAATCTTGAGTCTACACTTCAAGATATATTGAAAGACGCTGTTATCAAACAAGTACAAACTCAGATACCAGCTGTTTTGAGGCGATTATTTTAATTATTAATATAGGAGAATATTATGGCGTTGCCTAAGTTAAATACCCCTACGCATGAGATGGTACAACCGTCAACAGGGGAAACAATTAAGTTCCGACCCTTTTTGGTAAAGGAACAAAAGGTCTTGATGATGGCGCAAGAGACAGGTGAAGGTACAGAGATGGCCGATGCCATGTGCGAACTCATCAAGTCATGTACCTTTGGTGCAATTGCAAATCCAGAACAATTACCGTCATTCGATGTTGAGTATATGTTTCTCAAAATTCGTTCCAAGTCAGTTGGTGACGAAATCGAATTACAACTAACTTGTGAAGACGATAATAAGACAATTGTTCCATACACTCTAAATCTTAATGATGTTGAAATTCAACATACTGAAGGTCATTCCAACACAATCATGATTACCGACACAGTTGGTATGACAATGAAGTATCCATCACTGAAAGACTTGAAAAAGTATACTAGTGGTGAGATGGGTGCAGTAGAGTTGACGTTTGGTGTGATTGGTGAATGTCTTGTAAACATTTTTGATGAGAATGAGGTTTATGAGGAACTACCTAAAAATGAATTAGATGAGTTTATCGAATCTATGAATACTGACCAGTTCGCAGATGTACAAGCGTTCTTTGATGGTATCCCTAGATTGAGACATGATATTGTAATCAAGAACCCAAACACTGATGTTGAGAATAAAATCAGACTTGAAGGATTGCAAAGTTTTTTAGGGTAGGCCTTTCTCATGATAGTCTTAAAGCGTACTATAAGACTAATTTTATCATGATGCAAAACTATCATTACAATCTAACAGAATTAGATGATATGATACCGTGGGAAAGGGAAATATATGTCTCAATGTTGAAGGCACATATTGAAGAAGAAAATGAACGCATTAAAAGACAGAACGCACAGTATAAATAATACAAAGGGAGAGAGTAATGTCTGAAGAGAAGAAAACCGTTACCGCAGACCCAGCGGTTATAGACAAGGTTGACAGTAATGGTGATGGACACATTTCACAAGAAGAAATGGAGATGAATTTGGAATTCAAAAGAAAAGAACTTGAAGACGCAGATGCCCGTAGAGATGCAATGCGTAAGATGACTTGGTTTGCATTGTTGGGTATGTTACTCTATCCGGCAGGTATTTTTATTACATCAATTTTAGGACAAGAGAAGGCCGCAACAATTATTGGTGATATTGCACCGACATACTTTGTTGCCATCTCTGCATTAGTCGCCGCATACTTTGGTGCAAATGCATATACAGATAAAAAGAAGTAAGTAAATGGCAGATGACGCACGACAGGCCCAAGCGTTTGCAGAGGCATCCAGACAACTAACTAGGGTTACAGAAGAACTCAGAGATTTTAATCAATCGGCAGGTAAAGAGATTGCATTGACAGTCGCTGGCGATTTGAAAAAGGTCACTGATTCATTCACACAACCGTTTCTAAATCTGCCTGGCGTACAAACACTTGGTGCAGTTGGTAAGACACTGTTCAACAAAGGGTTTGCAATGTTGAAGGACAAGAGAGAACAAGCACTCTTGCGTCAACGTCTTGGTCTTACAAGAGAACAGTTTGGTCATCTTAAAAAACAACAGGCAGTATTTCAGGCACAAGAAAAAGAGGCGTCAGAGTTAAAGTCTGCAACAGAAAATTTACTTGGATTTGATGTAGACCAATTTAACATCGCCGCTGGTATGTTCACCAATGACAAGGGTGGGTTCTTGATGGGTGTCGATAAGTTGATTGGTATGAATCAAGAACAACTTGACGCAGACGATAAGGCTCGTGCAAATGAGATGAAGGGTGCGGCCAAAAGAGTTGAAAAAGATAATGAGAAGATGCGTCAAGAACAAGAGACACAATCTATCTTCCACAGTATTGCAAGAGGTATCGACAATCTTGCAGAAGGTGTCGCAAACATCAAAGCAGAAGATGTCGGTATGGGTCTACTCGCACCGATTGGTTTGATAGGTGCAGTCATTACATCATTTGTTGGTGCGTTTGTAACAGAAATCAAAAGACAATTCAACGGTATCAAGGCGATAATTCTAACATTTGACAAACTTTTTGACCCTATCAAGGCCATCATAAGAAATACTGCAAATACATTCGCAGGGCCCGACACTCTAATTGGTAGATTCTTTACATTCATTGGTGACAAATTCAAGGCAATCAAAAGTTTCTTCACTACAGGTCTAACAAATCTCCAAGGAAACAAGTTTATTACTACTGCATCAACCATGTTGGATGATTTTATCAA